AGTATCTCATCACTCGCTCCTGTCATTGTCCATATATAAGTTAAAGTTGGAAATTGGAGTTCCATCACATTACTATCTTGCCATTTCTTAATGATAATATCGAATGATTTTCTTGCATTATTGATGGTGGCTTGTGAAAGGAAAAGGAGAAGAAGTTTATCACTGTTTGCTATGTCTAACTTATTTACTGGTAAAAATGGTAGAAAGAAATTGAGACTATCTACATCATCATTTCTTACAGCATTAACAATGCTCTGAATGAGAAGAGTACCCTCATTATTTGTCTTAGCACTAGAGATATTTCCTTCCATTTTTAGAAAAGCGAAATAATTTAATCTTTATAAGATATTATGTTATCAAATATCTTATATTGTTTGTGAAAACAAACTCTTCTATTCTGAAGAGTTTTTAATCTCTACTGTTTATTGCTGAGAATTATCTTACAAAATTCATCTCGAAACCATGCAGAAAGAGCAGACCAATGTGTATCTTCATTATTTATTACACTACTAACTTCTACAAAATGTATAATATCTCTATTCATCTTTCTCCCAACCTTAGTATGTTTATCCAAAGCATACTCTGGAACACCCAAGATATCTCCACTAAGTTGATCTCTCCTCCAAAATATATCAACGAATTTCATCATAACCGGATCCTTCATTATGGTAATTTCAACACCATTACTAATCTCTGGAAGAAAGTCATTACACCATAGCATGATTACATGGTTCATCAATAATCTCGTTTTATCTTGCCATTTCCAATTCGAACTCATAGCAATCTCAGTCATTATCATAATAAAAAATTTCCATTTATTATCAATACCAATAACACTTATGAAACTAGTCCAAATTAATCCTTGTGAATTACTAAACTTCTTTTTCTTGTTATCTCTCGTAACAAGATAACCATTACAAGTCCTCGTAGTGAACGTTAATGCTTTACTCCAATATAAACAAGCACCCTTATCTTTCGATTTCAATCCTTCTATTAATCTATTCATCGCTTCGGATGGACCTCCAATTGAATCAAGAAGACTATTACAAAATGTAGGATTCAGTTCTGGTGCTATTATAGTCGACCAATCATTAATACGACATTTCTTAACAGTAGAAAGTAAATATGCGGTAGTCGCCATTGCAAAAGCATCATCTCTCGATGTAAGAGAAAGATTATATATTTTGACGATTAACCAAGGATCTGCTGGACCTATATCTTCCACTGCCATTACCATACAACGATTCCATGTATTTGATCTAGCTGATTTTGCACCAGTCCAAAACATTTCGAGAGACCACTGCATTGCTTCTAAGGGATAACCCCTTCGTACTGCTTTCTGAAAACTAGAAGAACACTCATCATAAGGGAAGTTAGAATAGCTCTTTGACATGATCCAATCTGGTCGAGTATTATCCCAGTTCTCTGGTACTAAAGGAAGCGGAAGTCTTTCTACATTAAGATCTCTATGTGAGAGTAAATACTTCTCTAATGATTCTTTATTAGGAGAAACGATCTTCAATGTTAATATTGATAATTCTTTTGTGATTGAGTCCATTTAGACATCGAAATTAGTCGATTAATATAATATATACCATCAAATATATATTATTCTCATGACAACGATTATAAGACTGCTCATTGTGTCTTTTGATTCAGCATTTTAGCGTAATCTCCCAAAAGTCCCGATAATTGGATCTGTACACCATTACCTAGTGATAAATTAGTGAATCCCTCAATATTTTGTTCCTTCGATTTATCTGGGGATGGACTATCACATTCTCCTTTTCTTCTCTTTTGTCTTCTTGCTTCAAGGGAAGAAGCAGAGACATTCTCATCCTTTTGTAGATCGGGGATCTCTTCAGGGATCTCTTCAGGGATCTCTTCGAGGCCTTCTTTCTTTTCTACACTTTCCTCTTTCTTTTCTACACTTTCCTCTTTCTTCTCCACACCCTCTTTCTTCTCCACACCCTCTTTCTTCTCCACACTTTCCTCTTTCTTCTCAATTGATATGTGATTCTTCATTGCATCAACGAAAAAGTTCATAACTTTTTCCATTGAGAATGGATTATCATTATTATTGTTATTCTTATCGACTGATTTTTCTTTAATTTTAGTTTCAGGTTTGAGTGTAATGTTCATCTTACCATCTTCCTTCTTTTCGACATCATTGTCGAGTTTTATCTGATCTTTCAAACCCATTGCAATCTGATATATGAAATCACTGACTGTGTCACCATTTTCACCAACTAGATTTTTGATGATAGATGTTACATTCTTCGTTTCTTGAGGAGGTCTATTAATGACATCATTATGGAGATATTGTCGTCCTTGAGTATCTCCATAAGAGCATTGACAGTGAGATGGTGGGGAAGGGTTCACTGGTGATGATTTAAATATTGGAGCTTCGAATTGGTAGTATTGTTGAGGAGGATAGTATTGGGGAGGATAGTATTGGGGTGGGCAGTATTGAGAAGAACGTACTTGTCCTTGATATGTTTCATTACCTAAAAATCTCTCGAGAAGTTTGCTGTCAAACTCAATAGTTACTTTGACGCTCATTGTTTCTTACTAGTATTTTTTATTTAAACTATTTGTGATGGTCGACTTTCCTTGAAAAGAACAATAAAAAATTAAAAGAATCTTCTCTCATAAATAAAATAATGTTTTTTACCATATTATGGGTTAACTCTTTCAATAACAATCCATCAAATGGTCTGTGTTGTTTTAAAGGAGAGAAATTCTGGTTTGATACTATCGATAAAGGTGGGTGGAGTGAGATTAGTGATCATCATAAGTCAAATTCCAGTAAAAACTCTTACTATTGGACAAAAAGAACTTTTGCAATATTCGAGATATCAGGAGATTTATTAAGAGAAATAGAAGATATCCGTAAGAAGAATCCTATAATTTCTCTCAATGATGAATACATTAGCAAATTAAAACAACATCGAGTTCATACTATTGATGAAGACAGTTTCATAAATTATCGATGTCATAATAATTAAAAACGATATTATTGATTATTAATTAAAATAAAAGAGCACTATCTGTAAAATATTCTATGTCTACATCACGATCCTCCCATAGACACCTTCATGAACACTCTCGTGCGAATGTTAATGAGAGTGTTCATGATACTAAAATTAAACATAGAGATAGAAAATCAGTAGCGGTTCTTTCTGACATTAATATCTATCGTGAAAGAGAAAAAGGAAATATTGTTATCGAACCATACAATCCAGACAATCTTTCTAACTGTTCATATGATGTCACTCTAGGTGAGAATTATTATCGACATTCTGAGCAGAAGGTACATTCTAAACATGTTCTGAATAATAACAAGGAGTATCTAAATCCTTGGAAGATGGAACACGTTCATAAATACTGGGGTAAGGCTCGAAAAGCTGATATTGCTTTGCCACCCGATACCACATGGAATGTAGACTCTGGTTACTTGAGAGAACCAGATAACATTGATCTCGGTCTCAAAGTAGGTGATAAATATATCTTACTATCACCAGGTGAAACTATCCTCGCTCATACTAATGAATTTATTGGTGGTCGTAATTTTATCACCACTATGATGAAAGCTAGATCGTCGATGGGAAGATGTGGTGTAGCAGTATGTAAGTGTGCTGGATGGGGAGATATCTCATATTTCAACCGCTGGACAATGGAGATTACTAATAGTTCGGATGCTACTATCGTTTTACCAGTTGGTTCTCGTGTCGCTCAGATCATTTTCCTTTATTCTGATTATCCAGAGAAGATATATAAGGGTAAATATCAAGATAGCACAGATATTGAAGCATTAATTTCCAAATGGTCTCCAGAGATGATGTTACCTAAATTATATCAGGAAGTGAAGATTGAAAAAGAAAAGAAATTAGACGAACTTCTTGTTCAAATGACAAGTAATAAAGATCAAATCGTCAAAATCGACTGATCTATCATATAAAAACAATATTGTAAAGATATTGTTTTTAATTACACACAGTCAGTCGATCATATGAAAAAACAATACTATAGAGATATTGTTTTTAATTATGTGTTAGAACTACTATTCCACATAGATCGTTACTATGTATACGTTTGAAACTTTCTATTATGGAGTATAATGTCTTTTCTTCTGTATGGTAGATAGAATCTCTTGAAACATCCATTATACCCAAAGGAAAACTAGATAATCGAATAAACGATATATTACTCTTCTTAATAAATAGATACTTCTCAATATCGAGAGTTATTTCTTTCATTGTAGTAGTAATTGTAAACCAAGCATGAAAATGTTTGTACATGTTGAATTTGGGATCAAGCATAGTCTCCAATGCAGATTTAACGTATAATTTTATTCGATAAGACTTCTCCTGAGATAGATATATTCCAGATATAGTATTATATGGTAGATTAATACTAGAGATACCGTTGTTATCACAAGAAATAGACATTGTGGTATTGACATCATTAATAATAGTAAAATAAGAATATACGGTAGGATAAATTCTTCTCACATTATCTATCATCATTTGATAAGTGTCTTCTCTATTTATCACTAATAAACCTAATCCATTATGACTATACGATACTTTGTTATTTTCATCTGAAATAGTAATAATTCTTGATTTATTACTTACTAATGATAATGCTAGTCTCTTCCAATCTGTTTTGTTCTTAGTTAAATATTTAAATAGATGATCAGAAGGATATTTCATCTCAAGAGTTCTCTTCCATAAAGAGCTATCTATTATTGTATTAAATCTATGGTTAACACACGAAAGATTAAGGATATCAAGTAAATCACATAGTATAATAATATATTGAAAGATATCTCTTGGTAATATATCATATATGGACATCGTAATATTTAATATTATTATATTAAATATTATATTGTTTTTAATAGAAGTTTAACCAACCTTGTAATTCATTCAGTCCGAAACATTTAATAGCACTTCTCACAGTTACGTTATTATATCTCTGATTTAACCACATAATACTGTCTTCTATCGTAATAGAAGTAGCACCAGAATATTGTCTATTAATGATGACAATAAATTCATTCAATGTAATATTATCATCGAACCATATCTCAATGTATTCTTTCTTTGAACCATTAGTTAAATCATCCAGTGATAATAAAGGAGAGATATTATTCACCAAGAGTCTTAACCGATATATTTTATTAGAAGATAGACATATACTATCTGTCTCATCATAATTAAAACAATACTTTTCTATACGTTTTGAGAGTCGATGAAGATTTTGACATGCTAATTCATATAATGGTGATACCAGAGTATCAAACATATTACATTGATAATCTGGTGTTGTCATTTTATTATTAACAAATCTGTAATGTGTATCTTTGATCATTGGAAGAGTATTACCATACAAACGGAAGATATTATTAAAAATTGTCTGAAGAGTATCTTCTTCAGACAGAAGAATATGTCCTATCGTTAATGAATTAACGATAGAAGGTTTTATTACAGAGATAACTTTGATATTTTCTCTACTAAACATGATACATAACCCTTTCCACTTTAATTCTCCTTTCTTTTCTTTCAATACAATATCCTTCCATAATACTGGATATTCTGTTAATGGATTTGTGGTAAGTAGCATCTTTTTCCAAAAAGTCTCATTAATAGCACTCTCAAATAGATGATTAACACAAGACAATTTTAGAATGTCATTAATACTGCATAATAAAATAATAGATAAAATCACATCTAGTGGTAATAGGAGAAAATAATCCATTTTACATAATCTCATATGTCGTTTTAAGATAGACTATTGTTTCATTCTCACAAATCCTGATAGTTGATGAATGTTGAGACGTTTTAATACTCCAAGTATACTTTTGTTTCCAATAGTAATACCTGGATATAAAATGCAGTATTCGGGACGATCGTCCTGTATCTGAATATATTCCATTATTTTTCCTTTAGCAGCGAGCACGAGAGTATCGATTAATTCGTTAATCGATACTCTTACTGTAATCCAAATATTTATCACTACATCGGAAATTAATAACTTTATTCGATATGATGGTTCATCTGATAGATGTATTTGTGTCAAATCTTCGTATTTTGTGAGAAATTCAGTCATGAGATTGTCTTTCTTCACATGATTGAAAGAAATAAGAGTAGCCTTATCTATCGACTCTGATGGTATATTAGGATTAATATTATCATGACTAATAAAATTAATACGTTTTCTATTATTATTATATATTCTTCTAATATCTGAGGTGATAGTTGATAGTGCTTTATTCTTAAATACTAATATATCCCCCAACACATACTCATACAAGGATATAGAGATGGAAGATATAGTAACAATGACAAACTTAGCATTTCTTTTCCACATCGCAATGGTAAGAGACTTATATGATAACTCTCCATTAAGAATTCTATTGCAAATATCATTCCATAATAAAACATTCTTTGACATTCTGCAAGAGAATGTTTTATCTCGTAATAATACCTTTTTCCAGAAGGTATTATTATCGATAATAGTATTAAATAGTTTGTTTACACATGTCAATCTCAGAATATCATGGATATTACAAAATAAAACTATCGAGGATATTATATCGAAAGGGATCAGCGATGTATAATCCATTTTTACTTTAATAGGCTAACTTTAATAGGCTAACTTTAATATCCCGGTTAGCTTATTAAGGTCGCATCCGTTATAAAACATTTGAATAGGAGGATCCAAATTCATCTTGATTATTTTAACCATAATTCTTCTTCCTTCATTCTTCGATATAATGCACATTGCTTTTTCTTCTATTGATAATATCCTATTGATAAATTCATTTAATGAGGTAGTATTGCTGAACCATATATCGATAAAAGGGAAATTATTCAGAGATTTACTTTCCTCTTTATTATAATCGATATCATATGATGTCAAAAGATCATCTCTGTCAATATATAATCTCATACGATACATCACCACACTAGATAGAAAGATACTCTCTGTATCATCAAACGTTAGACTAAAATTAACTAAACAACTATTATCAGCAATATCATCAAGAGTATCTAATTTATAATATTTACTAAGAATATTACAAGGATTACAAGCAGAAGTACTAATATTACCTGTAATTCTAAAGTATAATTCATCGATATTAGTCTCGGATTCTACATCATAAATTGTAAATATATCTTGCATAATAGAGTAGAGACTATCCGATCTTCTTAGTAATATATCTCCTACACCATTTGGATTACCATAATTACTCATAGTAATAATCTTGGCATTATTACTATCAAACATTATAACTAATGATTTATAACTTAATCTACCATCTGATAGTTTGTCATTAATATCTAACGATAAAGGTGAGATGATGGATAACTTATGATAGAAAGAAGGGTATTCATATAACAACTTCTTCTTCCACAACAAGGAATCAGTGACATTATTTAGACATTTATTAACACACGATAATTTAAGGATAGTGTCGGAAGGACACAACAACACGATAGAAACAACGACATCACGTGGTAGTTTTTCCATCTAATATTTATCAAGACTAATAAGCAATACGTAATAATAAATATCAATAAATAATAATAAATAATACTCGGTATTATTTATTTGTGCTTTATCAGTCCTAATAGACAAACGTACTTTTTGAGACAATATTTGTTCACTAACATGAAGTATCATTGTAGTAAAATAAGCATTTTAGTAATTCTATTACTAAAAT